TCACGGAAGAGGCGGTTGAAGACAACCTGTACGATTCGCTGTCCAAGCGATACACCAAGGCGCTCGCCCGAGCGATGGCGTACACGAAGCAGGTCAAGGCGGCATCTGTCCTGAACAACGGCTTTTCCTCGTCCTATGTGGGCGGTGACGGCAAGGCTCTGTTCGCGGCGGATCACCCGCTTGTTTCGGGTGGCACCAACAGCAACCGTCTGACGGCTTCTGACCTCAACGAGACTTCGCTTGAGGCAGCGGTTATTCAGATCGCTGGTTGGACGGACGAACGTGGACTCCTCATCGCGGCGAAGCCCGGTAAGCTCATCGTGCCCCCGGCACTGATGTTCACTGCCAAGCGTCTCCTCGATACGGAACTCCGTGTTTCGACCGCCGATAACGACATCAACGCTCTCAAGGCGATGGGGTCGATTCCCGGTGGCTACACGGTGAACCACTTCTTGACCGACACGAATGCGTGGTTCCTGACCACGGACGTTCCGAACGGCATGAAGCACTTCGTTCGTACCCCGCTCCAGAACAGCATGGACGGAGATTTCGACACCGGCAACGTCCGGTACAAGAGCCGCGAGCGTTATAGCTTCGGCTGGTCGGATCCGCTCGGCATGTTCGGTTCGCCGGGTTCGTCCTGATAGGCTCTCTCCCTAGAAGGTGAGCATTGGGGGGTCATAAGTCGTCGAGGCTTGTGGCCCCTCTTTTTTGGTGTTATACAGTCGTTCATCGGGAAAAATTGCTTATCAGACAGCCCCGACTGACGACATGCAGACTGATAAGCACAACTCGCATGTGAGGTTTTAAAATGGCACGTACTACTTTTTCCGGCCCGGTTGCCTCTGATAACGGCTTCATCGGCGCTATCGATTCGGCCTCTGCCACGATCACTAATCTGACCTGCACGACTTTGACCATTGGCAGCACTAAGCTGACCACGGGTTCGGTCTCGGGCACGGTATCGGTTCAGGCCGGACGCATTCCGGTTCTCATCGGCAGCACGACGCTCTACATCGGTTTGTACGCCAGCCTCGTCCCGTAAGACTTTGTGGGGGGCGCTAAGCCCCCTTCTTCCATTACAGGAGATTGAGGCATGTCAATGCAAACAGATGTCTTAGCTAGTAAGGTTGCCACGAGTGCTGGCAACCTGCTGGATCAAAATAGCCTAGTTATTGGCCGTTCTCGCGTGAAGGCTATCTATATCGTCCCTGATTCAGGCGCTGGTACTGTCACATTTCTTGACGGTGGCGCTAGTGGGCCGACCAAGATCGTAGTCAACACCAAAGCGAGTTCTACCGCACCGGATTACATCCTGATGCCGGGTGAAGGACTACTCTTTCAAACGAGCGTCTACATCGTCCCATCAGCCGTAATCTCAACGATGGTGATTTATGGCTAAAACCCCGGCATGGCAGAGGGCTGAAGGCAAAAACCCCAAGGGTGGGTTGAACGCCAAAGGCCGTGCTTCTTATAACCGGGCGAACCCCGGTAAGCCGGGACTCAAGGCTCCGCAGCCCGAAGGCGGTCCCCGTAAGAAATCTTTTTGTGCCCGAATGTCGGGGATGAAGAAGAAGCTTACGAGTGCTAAGACTGCGAATGATCCTAACTCCCGTATCAACAAATCCTTACGTGCATGGAAGTGTTAAAACATGGAAATGCTTGTTTGGAACATGGTTCTTACGGGAATCGTGGCAATACTGGGTTTTGTGGTTAAAGAAAAGTTTGCCGAGCTACAAAGGCTCGGCATTCTGCTAAATAGGACTCGGGAAGAGGTTGCGCGTGACCACATCACTCGCGCTGAAGTCCGAGAAGATATGAGGCAGTTGATTGATCGGCTTGAGAAGTTGGATCAGAAAATAGACCAACTAATCAAAAACACTAAATGATTTAGAGGCAATTTAAATGAAAGAGTCTAAGGCAATGATGAAGAAAGAAGTGTCCTTTATGAAAAAGAAGGGCGCTCCGAAGTCCATGCTGAAGCACGAAATGGCTGAGATGCGTGGCATGAAGAAAGGCGTGAAGAAGATGGCTGGAGGCGGTTCTACCGGTTCTTTCCGTCGTCAGGCCGATGGCATTGCCAGCAAAGGCAAGACCAAGGGCAAGATGGTCAAGATGATGGGCGGCGGCTACTGCGGCTAATTGAGGCGATCATGAAACGTAAAATGCGGAAATTTGAAATGGGGGGTCCAACCAACTACGCCGAATCTGGCGGTGGTGGCGGGTCTGAAATGAGCTTTAGCGAAGCCTTCAAAGCCGCACGCGCTGTGGCTAAAAGAGAAGGCCGCGACCCGGATAAGGAACAGTTCACTTGGAAGGGTAAGAAGTACAAGGCAGAGATGGGCGGTGGCAGCAAAGACTCTGCTCCCTCTCGTGTAACGAAGACTGAAACGACTACGGAAGTTGAGGCTCCCGCTTCAAGCGGCGCTCGTTCTGGTGGTCGTGGCAGTAAGCCGGGTTCGGCTAAGGTTGGTACGGGACGCTACGATGACCCGACTTCCAGTTACATGGACCGTGTGCTTTCTCCGTTCAAGCGTTTGACGGGTGGCAATCTTTTCGGTCAGCGCGAAGTTGAGCGCGTTGCCAAGGGTGCTGGTGTAGGCACGGAAGAGGCTCGTCGCAGATTGCGCGAGGCTGGAATGAATCGTGGCGGCAGCGTCAAGAAAATGGCTGGCGGCGGTATGGCTCGTTCTTCTGCTTCCAAGCGTGCTGATGGTATTGCCCAGCGTGGCAAGACCAAAGGCCGAATCATCTAAATATGGATCGCATCCCTAAGTACACCGCAGGGATGTTTAAAAAGAAGATGTCCCGATTTGGGGCATCTTCGATCCGTATGCCGCGCATAGCTAAACCGCGAATTAAGAAACTTGCGGGCGGCGGGAACGTAGATGAAGAAGTAGTTGCTTACGATCCGAGAGATCCAAAAGTAGTCGACCTTTTAAAGCGCATGGATGTGCCTTACGAAGACATCGTAAGACTACGTAATCGTGCGGTCGTGAAAGGTAAAACCGGGCCGTATCGTGGTAGCGGTAAAGCGTTTAGAGAGCCGATTATTGGCTACGACCAGAAGGCTAACGAGTATTACCTGATGGGACCAGACACCCCGCAAGAGCCTTACAAAGGCAGAGGGGAAAGACTGGGGAACGCGAAGGTAAGTAATAAGGCTTCTGGCGGTAGGATTCGTGGTGACGGCATCGCCAAACGCGGTAGAACCCGAGGCAAATTTGTATGATGGCTTCACGTGGAATGGGTGCTATAGCGGCAAAAAAGATCCCCCGTGCAAAGCGCAGGGGGGATAGCAAGCCTGTAATAGGCACTGGAAGACCCATTAAAACTTTCGCCAAGGGCGGCGAGAGCCGCGTGAATGAGGCGGGTAATTACACTAAGCCCGGTATGCGTAAGCGGCTCTTTGAATCCATCAAGGGCCGGGCCACGCAGGGTACAGCCGCAGGGCAGTGGAGCGCAAGAAAAGCGCAGTTGCTTGCTAAGCAGTATAAGGCCAAGGGCGGAGGCTATCGCGGATGAAAGCCCCCCAGCAGTCGCTCAAGGCTTGGACTCAGCAGAAATGGAGGACAAAGAGTGGTAAACGATCTTCTGACACAGGCGAAAGGTATCTACCAGAAGCTGCGATCAAAGCTCTCAGCCCTCAAGAGTACGCTCGTACAACGGCTGCCAAAAGGCGGGGTAAAGCCCAAGGCAAGCAGTTCGTCGCCCAGCCCAAAGGCATCAAAGAAAAAGTAAGACCGCACAGACGTAGAGGTATGTGACATGGCTGAGAAGTGGATTCAGAAAGCAATCAAGAAACCCGGTGCGCTACGTGCGTCGTTGGGCGTTAAGGCTGGGCAGAAGATCCCGGCCAAGAAGCTTGCCGCCGCTGCCAAAGCTCCCGGCAAAATGGGACAACGTGCGCGTCTGGCTCAGACGTTGAAGGGTTTGAAGAAGTGACCGAACCGACCGACATCGAGATGTTCAAGGCGCAGGTTCAGGCTGAGTTGAATCGGCTTGAGGCGCAGTCGTCCGCCAAGGATGTGGCGGGTAAAGCCATTGGCAAAGATGGTTTGAAATACATCACAGCGATTGTTGTCATCGGTGTCGTGTCTAGCCTGTTTCTTGATAACGACAAGATTGCTGCCGTTATGGGGCTGCTTGGTGCGTCCTTGACCGCCCTG